AATGGATAGAATCTGCGACCGGAATTGCCTTTCCTACAGAAAATTGGCTAGGTACTACAGGTAGAAAATCCAGCTCAGGAGATCTTGATCTAGCAGTAGATGAAACTAGCACAACCAAAGAAGACCTAATCAAAGTTTTATTAGCAAAAGGTGTAGATGCCAAAGATATCAAGAAATCCGGAGACAGTGTTCATGTCAAAGCACCCATTGCCGGCAATCCCAACAACGGTTTTGTGCAAGCAGATCTAATGTTTGGCGATCCTGCTTGGCAAGCATTCAGCATGTCGGGAGCACCGGAAGAGAGTAAGTTAACTGGTATGAGTAGACATGTTATTTTGGCCAGCATTGTATCGGCATTACAACCAGGATTAAAATGGAGTTACAAACATGGATTGGTTGATAGGGTAACCAATCAAACAATCGAAGATGGACGATCAGCTAAAAAACTAAGTGATGTTACTGGCATACCAGTTGCCAAGTTAAACACAGCCGACGATATTCTGGATGCTGTTAGTAAAAGACCCAACTATGACCAGCTGATTGCAGCAGCAAGAGAAACATTATCTAAAAGTAATATTCAATTACCAGAAGCAGCACCCTTACCAGGAACTGCTAAGTGGTTTAGAGAAACAGCAAATAAGATTGTATAATGCTATTAGAATTTATAACAACACTAACTGAAGGTATTAGAACTCCGCACCCGGAAGATTTTATTCTCAACGGCAGTCAAGCTGCCACGGATGCTATCACTGGCATGTTATCGGCTATATCTAATCCTACTTTAGTAAGTATAAAGTGGGACGGAAGCCCGTCTATCATATTTGGACGTAGAACAGCCGACGGCGTGTTCACAATGAATTACAAAGAATATATTGCCATGCCTGGCGGGCAAGCGACTTCTAGTCAAGACTTACTAAACTTTTTTGCACAAAACGGCAAGAATATGGATGTTGGTCAAAAATTAGCCAACATGTTCGATGCAGTAGCAAGCATAGTCCCAGCTGGTTTTAAAGGGTTTGTACAGGCTGATGTTATGTGGACTGAACCAGTATCAACGGATAACGGATATTTTGTGTTTCAAGCCAATCCCTATGGAGTTCAGTATCGAGTAAAAATTGATAGCCCAATTGGGAAAGAAATTCAAGGTAGATCGTTTGGTTTGGCCGTGCATACTATTGGCACTGATGTAGAAAAAACAACCAAGGGAACAGAACTAGTTGGCAAAACATCCATGCAAGGATCAGGAGGACTAGCAAAGACCAATCAATACATAACAGTATTAACTGGCACCATGGGAAACAGGTTCAAACTTCGAGAGCCGGTTCAACAGGTTCGAGCAGCTCAAGCAGCAGTACAACGATTTGCACAGTTGAACGGCGACGATTTTTTAAGTAAGTTAACTCAATCAACAGTGGCCAAGTTACAAACATACTATAATCGAAAATACACCGGACAAGCAGCGGATGCTGGTTGGCTAGCAAACAACATTACAAAACCACAGTTTGCTATTGTTGCAGCAGAGGAAAATCGTCCAGTTATGGAAGCAATGGATGCTGCTTATGTGGCAATTTATGCATTAAAACTGGCTATTTTAGAACAACTAGAACCTCAAGTGCAAGGTGTCGAACAATATGTAAATGGAGTACCAAAAGGTGAAGGTTTTGTCATCAACACCCCTAGCGGATTTATAAAGCTAGTAAATCGTGGAGTATTTTCTACTGCAAATGTGCAGGGAAGATTATAATTTTTTGCACTTTGGTATAAATATCTATATGCGTTAAACGCAAATAATTAAGGAGAAACAAAATGGCAATCGGAGTCACAAGAGTAAGCGGCGATTCACAAGTAGTCAACAATGTCGGTGATGCTTACACCAAAAATGCAAATGCACAAATTATCAATACAGGTATTTCTAGTCCAATTTCAGCAATCAAACTGCTTGCAGTTACTGGTAACCTAGCAGCTGAATTAGGCGCACCAAGTGGTGCAGGCGTTCCTGGTGCAGTTAGCACAATTTTACAAACTATTGCTGCAAATGCAACAATTTTAGCATATCAAGTTGACAATAACACTGCCAACGTTCAGTTGAGCTGTATCGTTGAACGCAGCGGTTGGGGATCTGATCTACAACTACAAACAGCTATTCGTGCATTGGGTGCTAACATTGGTTCTCAGGGTGTTATCAACATGTCGGCAGCAGCAGTTACTACAACCAGCGGTATCAAGATTGCTTAATTGATTTAGACAATCGCAAAAAAAGCAGCCGGGGCTGCTTTTTTTTTGACCAGGATAAATATTAACAGCGAAAGCAAAATTTTAGGAGAAACAAAATGGCAATCGGAATTGATCGTAGCGCAGGCTACAACTATGCAGGTTTAACTGGCGTACTAAACGGTATTCAATATACCGAAGTTGGCCAAAGTGTAGTATTTTATGTTGTCGCTGCAGGTGTAAACTTGTCATCGGAAGATGATGCAGCCAATGAAGCATTTGAAGCAATTATTCAAGTGTTCCCACCAGTACTAGCTTACTACGCACACCCAACATCAGGCGCTATCAGCTTGTGCTGCGATGGTGTCAATGCACCAGACGCAAGCGTATTACAAACAGCCATTCAAGCAATTGGTACCAGAAAAGGGTCAGTTAACTTAGGCAGTGCCACAGTAACCAACGGTACAAGTTTTGTAGTTAGCTAATCTAATATAAATTAGTACAAACAAAGGCAGACTTGTTCTGCCTTTTTTGTTGACTATAAATATCTACATGTACTTTTATACTGGCATTACATTAGTTGATATTACTGCAACCGGAGTTATTCGACACACCACTGCTGACGAAATTCCAAGGAACCAGCAGCGTAATTGGGAAACAGTTTTACAGTGTATAGGAATCAAAGCTCAACCTCAGTTAATTGAAGGGCCATACTGTAAAACAGTCGTAATTGACGAAACAACCGTTTTTCCTGAAATGTATCATGGCGAACAGCGATGTTGGATTTTTAGTTTTGGTGTTGACCACGAGGACGTTTTTCAAGTTGAAGATGATCCTGTTACAGGACTGGACCAGGCCTTTACAAAAGTACCCGTTATATGTGGGCTGGAAGAAACTGCTAAATTTATGCTTCCAATTTTTTATCCATATGGTGCAATAAAAAACATATGTTTTATGAAAGGTCGTATCAACTTAAATACTGTCTAACCCACTGGCATCATTAAGGCATCTTTTCATGGCACACAATCTAGATTACAACACAGAACCCTCTAACTTTTACGAAAGAATGATATGGCAGAAAGCGAAAGAACCAGCCTCGGAGCGCATGTGGATTTATGTGCTGAAAGATACCGAAGCTTGGAAGATAAATTAGATAAACTAGAACATCGTATGACCGCGATGGAAGAACATATCATCATCATACGAACAAAAATATCAGAATCAGCTGCTGAGGTTACTAATAAAAGTAGCGGGCAATTGATTACCGTCGGGACTGCATTTGGCGTAGCAATGTTAACTGGATTGATAATGGTACTTGTACAACTTATTTTAAAATAATAATGAAAATTGTAGAATTAGTAAATAAAATAAGACTACCAATAACCAACGAAGAAGCTGATATGTTGGGACAATTTGATGGCGGGCGCAGAATAGCACGAGAGGATCTGAGTCCTCGACAGTTGGTTGTAGCTAACCATTTGGTAAACAAAGACGTTCTATTTAGAAAAAATGAAGATGGCAAAATCTACTACAAACAAAAAACATGAATTTGTACAGGCACAAGAAATTTTTGCGACAGTAAGCACACAATATATCAAAGAGTGGACAGACAAACAACTTAAGAACTATCTAAATAAGCCCGTGGTTATTCCTGTTGGAAACTACGGGTTTTTAGTGGGTCCTTACCAGGTCAAAGGGCAGAACAGCAATTGTTGGAGAGTAGAACAGCAGGATGGTAAAGTACTACATGACTTTGTGTCTAAGAGCAGTGCAATACTTTACTGTATAAATTCAATGAAAAACTATTCAGCTGCTGCAGAATTACTAGAGTTAGACAGGCAGCTGGGCAAGTTGGATAAAGACATTGAATTTTACAAATACACAATAAAAAATACTAAAAACGAGTTTAAAGTTGAAATAGCGTTAAATAGATATAGTGATGCTAGAATGCAACGCCGATCTGTTTACAACATTTTGAAAAAAACTTTAAATTCGGCTAAATACTTAAAATTTGGGAACACACCACTATGAGATTAACTGAAATGGGCGTTAAGCCTTCCGCTAAAAAAATTAACAAAGTAATGGAAAGCCGTTTTGGCGTCAAGATTGATTACGATAATTTGAACTTTCCAAAAGCTTTTGTACTGGCACAAGGTTTAACAGAAAATCTTGACAAGATCAGACACAGCCACGGCGTACACGTAGCCGAAAAGAATTCAAAATACATGGAATTGCTAATGGTACGTGAAGGCTTACATCGTTGGATGGTAGAGAACAAGCAACAGCTTATTATGGAAAGCGAAATGGGCAAGAGCCAAGCTATCCTTGCTGCCAAGGATATGGTTGACAGTATCCAGGACATGCTTGAAGAAGTAAGCAAAATGCAAAATGAGCAAATGCCAGCACTACTAGATACCATCCGTGACCAAATTGGTATGGAGCAGGCTGATGCATTTAAGGCAGCAGTTGAACCTCTGTTGGCTAATATGGTACAACAGTTGAGTTCTTCCCGCAGCACAGCCGACGATGCAGCTCGTGCATTAGCTGGCGAACAAGTAGCTCAACCAATGGGAATGGGCGCAGCACCTGGTGGCCCTATGCCTAGCGGCCCTATGCCTGATGCCAATATGACCAGTGATTTAGACGCAGATAATTTTTCTGCAACAGATGCAGCAGCTGGTCCTAACGT